ATGGTGACAAAAAAATGAGTATCAAAAAAAATCAACCAGCACGTAAAAAAAGTTTTTTAGCAAGACACAAATGTTCAACCGCAAAAAATAGAACGACAGCTAGGTATTGGAGCTGTCGGGCATGGAAGTAAAATATGAATAAGAAAATAAAAGCACCAAAAGGATTTCATTTTATGGGCAAAGGCAAAAACTTGCGATTAATGAAACACACTGGCAGATTCAAAAAGCATGCTGGTGCTTCTTTGACAACATCTGTAAAGGTAATTAAAAAACACAAAAGTTGATGGATAAAGATGAAAGACTTTTTCCACAATCTGTAGCAGATGTAAAAGAGTTAGAAAAATATTACAAAAAAGATATTACTCAATTAATTGATGATTTAGGCAAGTGGACAACTATGAAACAATTCACACATAGCACTTGTTGGATTGTTGGTAATGGCACAAGTAGAAAAAATTTAAATTTAGAAAAAATTACTAGATATTACAAAAGCAATCCTAACCAGAAAACCAAAAGTTTTGTAATTGGATGCAACTATATCTACAAAGAGTTTCAGCCAGATTTGATACTAGCACAAGACACAAAAGTTTTATTAAAGATGATTGAAGATGATGTTGATATTCCAGTTGTTGCACCATTGTTGAAATACAATTGGGCACGTAACAGTGGTGGTAGAAACTTACGTAAATTTTTCTGTTTACGTTTTCCAACATATTCAATGACAAGATGGAACAGTGGTGATTTAGCAATCTATATGGGAGCAATTTTAGGTTTCAAAAGTCTTATGCTTGTTGGCTTTGATGGTGGAGCTAGCAGTATGTACAGACAAGATGATGGTGTAAGTTTTGTGAAACAAGTTGAAACAAATAGAAGAATAAATTTAATCAAAAATAGTTTTGATAACCTTTCAATAAATAGATACGAAGACAACTTGAAAAAGCCTTCTGCTTAACAAACAAGTTTGTTCGTGTGGTACACGTTAAAAACAAGTTCGAACGTTTTTTGTTTTTAGATAACTTTACTGCCTAAAAACCTCAAACATAATTCAGCATTTTTTACATAAACTAATAACAAAGGAGAAAAGCAATGGCTTTATCTAATGCGGGTTCAACTGTATCAAATGCATTTGTAACCCAGTTTGCGGATGACGTAATCCACGCCGCACAGCAAAAAACTTCAAAACTTGCTGGTAGTGTAAGAACTGTAAGAAACGTAATTGGTTCAACTTACAAATTCAACACATTATCAAAAGGTGGATACATAAAAAACAAAAGTAGATTTGAAGATGTAACAGTAATGTCTGATTCTTCTAAATCATTAGGCGGCTCTGCAACATACACTGGCGGAGTGGCTAGCCACGCACAAGTTACAGCAACTCTTAATAACTATGTTGCTGCTGAATACGTTGATGACTTTGATCAATTAAAAACAAATTTTGATTTTAGACAAACGTATGCAGAGTCAATTGGTGCGGCACTAGCTAGAGCATATGATTCAGAAATCATAACAGTACTAGATGCATCATCACCATCAACAACAGTTACAGCTGGTTCTGGTTTAACTAAAGCAAAATTTTTAGAAGTTGCTGAAGGTTTAAACAATAACAGTGTAGACACTGCTGAAAGATATATGGTTATGTCACCAGCAGCACTTACTGACTTATTAGCAGACAGTGGTGTAACTACTGCGGCAGATGGTGTTATTTCAAACACTGCACTTACAACTGGTTTCATTCCAAACTTTTTAGGATTCAACATAATTCTATCAAACTTATTGAATGAAGCATCTACTGGTGTAAGAAAATGTTATGCCTTCCAAAAAAATAGTGTTGGTTTAGCAATTGGAAAAGATGTAACTGCAATGATTAACTATGTTCCACAAAAAGTATCACACTTAGTTGCTGGCGAATTCTCAGCTGGTGCGGCAGTGATCGATGCTACTGGTGTTGCATTAATCAACGTTACTGAATAAGGAGTAATCCTCACTCAATTTGAAAGTCGTCGTCTTTTGATGACGGCTTTCTTTTTTTTTGCATCAATAAATATTAAAAAAAGGATTTTACCAATGGCAACAACTAAATTTGACATTTGCTCGCAAGCACTTATCAAGTGTGGAGCAGACACAATTACTTCATTTACAGATGGTACACACGAAAGCAACGTTTGTTCAGTGATGTATGAAAACATCAAAAAATCACTGCTCTATTACACGTTTTGGAACTTTGCTATCAAAAAAGTACAATTAAACAGATTAACAGAAACACCAACAGATAAAAAATTTTTATTTGTTTTTAGTCTACCAGCAGACATCATTAGAATAAGAAGTACTTTTGATGCTAACGGACAAGCAGATTTTACATACAAAAAAGAAGGACAAAAGATTTTTACTAATAACAAAACTTTATTTTTAGAATACGTACAAGACGTAAATGAAACTAATATGCCATCGTTTTTTGTTGAGGCACTAGTTTCAAAAGTAGCTGTCGAAATCAATGAAGCAATAACAGCTAGTGGCTCATTGCAACAAAGATTAGCACAAGACTTTCAACAAAAGTTGCGTGCATCACGTATAGCTGATGGACAAGAAAATCCGCCTACTGGCATTATGCCAGCTGGCAGATTGATTGAAGCACATATTTTAGGAAGTAGCTCAGATAGATTTAGGCACGAACAGAACTAATGAGTATAAGAAGATATACACAAACTACCTTCACACAAGGTGAAGTTGGAGACTTTATAAAAGGTAGAGCTGAACTAGGTATCTATCGTGCTGGTTTGGAACAGTGTGAAAATTTTTTAATACTTCCACAAGGTGGAATAGATAGACGCAGAGGCTTTCAATTTATAAGTTCTAACTTAGACAGTTCAACACTTGCTGATGGTAGTACAAATGTTGTTACTGCTTCATTTCATTCTAAAAGTAGATTGATACCATTTAAATTTGGTGAAGGACAAGAATACGTTTTAGTTGTTGAACCAGCAGACACAACTGTTTCATCATTAGCTAAAATACACGTCTATTACAGAGACGTACGTGTTGCAGTTTTAACTAATGGTGTTGGTGGAAATAATTTTAATATAACAACAACAAACATTGATGACATAAGATTTGCACAAACATTTGATGTAATGCTTATGGTTGAAGCTAATATGCCTCCCTTACAACTTGTTAGAGGTACAGCACATGATGATTGGGCGATTGGCGATTTGACTTTTGACTTTTATCCATTGGTAAATTTTAGTTTCGCAACCACACTTACACCAAGTGCAAAAACTGGTACTGGCATAAACTTAACTTTGAGCAGTGGAAATTATGAATGGGTAAATGCAAGTTTTCCAAATGGGCACGTTGGAATGCACGTAAAACTAAATGCTGGTTTATGTAAAATTACAAGTGTCACAAATTCTACTGTTGCTGTTGCTGACGTTATTGAAGATTTGGCAGACACACAAGCATCTACTGGCAATGAGTGGGAAGTGACTGCTTTTTCAAATTTAGATAGTACAAAAGGCGGCGGCTATCCTCGTTCAATATCATTTCATCAAAACAGATTGATTTTTGGTGGAAGCAGAGATAAGCCTCAAACTATTTTTGCATCACAGTCTGGTGACTTTTTTAATTTTAAATCAACAACAAGAGTGGTAACAGAAAGTGGCGGCACCACTACAACCACTGGCGAAGTAACAGATGATGCTGGTTTTACATTTACGATTGCCAGTGATGAACTGAACATCATCAAACATATCGTTTCTCAACAAGCACTATTCATATTCACTACTGATGGTGAATTTGATATGTCTGGTGAACCAGTAACTCCATCAAACGTTTTGATAAGACAACAAACAAGATATGGCATACAGACTGGCAGTGCTACTCCAAAAGTTGTTGACAATGAAACTATGTTTATAGATAGAAGTGCGAAACAGTTGAGGGCTTTTGTTTATAATTTTAACACTGATGCATTTTCAGCTAAAAATTATTCACTTGTTCATCACACTATGTTGAGCAATGCAACTGATATTGAATATTTAAAAAATTACAAAGATACAAACACAAACTATGTTTTTGTTGTTAATAATGGCGAACTTTGTGTTATGGGTATAAATGTTGAAAGAGACGTTATCGGTTGGAGCAGATGGACAACAACTGGCACAATTAAAAGAATAGTTGAAGTTGATGATAGTTTGTATTGTTTGATTGATAGAGCAAATGGTTACTTTTTAGAAAAACTTACAGAAGAAGACATCTATTTAGATTGTCATTTTTCAACATCAAGTACTGGCAGTGCTTATGCTGGTGCAAATGGTTTACAGTCACAAACAGTGAAAGTAATTGCAAATGGTGTAACACATAATGATGTAACTGTGACTGCGGCTGGCAACTTTTCATTAAACGTTGTTTCATCATCAACACAAATTGGTTATGGATACACAAGCACAGCCAAAACATTGCCAATAACATTTAATATTGGAAACAGTTTAATTAGTGGTGAAAGAATTAGAAAACTATTTGCTGAACTACAACTACATAAATCTAAAAGTGCAAAAGTAGATGGTAAAATAGTTTCATTTAGGAATTTAGGAAGTAACTTATTGAATGCTGGTATAACAGAATTTACTGGTATTAAGAGAGTAAGAATAAATGGGATAGGAGCACAGCCTCAACTTATTATTACAGTAGATGAAGCATTACCAATGACACTACTTTCATTAACAACAGAATGTGGATTTTCGACGGGCAAATTTCAACAAGCATAAAGCCTACAAGACACAAACTTAATTTTAAACATTTTAAGTATGTCATTGAAAATTGTAGAAAAGCTGATGATGTTGAAATACAGTTAACTGGTTTCAGCAAACAAAGTTTGATCAACATATATGATGAACTTGAAGATGGATTGACTGGCACAGAAGAAAACAATATTCCTTTTTTGGTAGCTGGTACACAAGTAAACAAAAATGAAGTTTGGTATTGGTTTTTAGCAACACCATTAGTCAATCATTATTGGCTACGTGTAACTAGAGAAGCAAAAAAATTAATTCAAAAAAAGAAAAAACAACACAAAGATAAAAGACATTTGGTGCAAGTTTGGAGTGGACACAAAGCAAGCATCAGTTGGCTAAATATTTTAAAATTTAAAGAAATCAGTCACTACTACGTCGGAAAAGAAAAGATTTTAATTGTGGAGAATAGAACTTAATGTGTGCACCTCGTAAATTACTTCCAGTCTTAGCAATAGGAGCATTAGCAGTAGCAACTGGTGGTTTATCAGTTGGCGCAACAACTGCGGCGGCAACAACAACTTCAACAGTTGCTCCGTTTGCGGCTGGACAAGCTGGTGCACTTGCGGCACAAGGTAGTACACTTTCATCATTGTCATCAGCTTTAAAAGTTGGATTGAAATATGCTAACAAAGCTGCACCACTTATTGGTGCTGGTGGTTCAGTCTACAGTGGACAACTACAAAAAAGTATTTTGGAACAACAAGCACAAGCATTTAAATTTCAAGCCGCACAAGAAGAAGAAACTTATAAACTTAGACGAAGCAAAAGAAAAAGAGCATTAGCATTAGCACTAGGTAGACAAAGAGCACTTTATGGTATTAGTGGAGTTAGTTTGGAAAACACGCCAGTTGACGTTCTCGCAAGCACAGCAAGTGCGTTTGCAGAAGATGATTTTTACGACAGATATGGAACAGCAACTAGAATGGCAAGTGCTGGTTTAAGTGCAAACAATTTACGACTAAGTGGACAACAAGCTGAATTTGGCGGATTGTTGAATGCTCAACTAACACTAGCAAGACGAGGAATAACATAATGGTTAAAATTCCAACTTATCAATCAAAATTTACACCACAGCCAAGTTTCACAAAA